GGTAACGAACAAGAAGGTCGCTCCCAGATTGTCACAAGAGATGTAGCTGATGTAATAGAATGGATTATGCCTAGCCTAATGAAGATATTTACAGGCGGAGATAAGGTAGTTCAGTTTGAACCACAAGGTCCTGAAGATGTGGATATGGCTAAACAAGCTACAAGCTATACTAATTATGTAATAATGAGACAGAACCCTGGGTTTAATATTATTTACTCTTGGTTCAAAGATGCACTATTACAAAAAAATGGGGTAATAAAACATTACTGGGATGATACCTCAGAAGTAACTAGAGAAGAATATAAGAATTTAACAGAGGAAGAGTTTACTTCCTTTTTAATAGATGATAATATAGAAATAATAGAGCACACTGAAAAAGGTGGTGCTCAAGAAGTACAGATGGAAGGACAGATGATGCAAGATGTTCAACCTGTACTACATGATATTGTCATTAAAAGAACAAACGAGAGTGGACAGGTAAGAATAGAACCTGTACCACCAGAAGAATTTTTAATTAATAAATATGCTAAAGATATTAATGATGCTCGTTTTGTAGGACATAGAGTTAAGAAGACTAAGTCAGAATTAATAAGCCAAGGCTATTCAAAGACTAAAATAGAAAGAGCATTCTCTGCTGAGGAAGCTGAATGGAAGTCTGAGAGATTAGCAAGGTTTGATTATGACCAAGATAGTTCTTATCCTGCAGGAGACATTGATGATGGTATTTGGGTAACTGAGTGCTACGTCAGAGTAGATTATGATAATGACGGCATTGACGAATTAAGAAAAATAACGAAGGTTGGAGACGAACTGTTAGACAATGAGGCTGTGGATAGTGTTCCCTTCTCCTCCCTTACACCTATACCTATGCCTCATAAATTTTACGGTCTGAGTATTTATGACTTAATCTCCGACCTTCAACTAATTAAGACTACCTTAATGCGTAACTTGCTAGATAATATGTATCTAACAAATAATGGGCGATATGAAGTAGTCGAGGGTCAAGCTAACTTAGATGACCTAATGACAAGCAGACCAGGAGGAATTGTACGTGTACGAACTCCAGGTGCTGTTAGTCCTTTAGCAACACCACAACTAGACCAAAACTCTTTCAATATGCTAGGGTACTTAGATAGTATTAGAGAAGAAAGAACTGGTGTAAATAAGAACTCTATGGGTTTAAATGATGGGGCTTTAAAGTCTCACCAAACAGCAACAGGTGTTGCACAAGTAATGACCGCAGCTCAACAAAAGATTGAGTTAATAGCTAGAGTATTTGCTGAAACAGGAATGAAAGACTTAGCCAACAATGTCTACCAACTGGTACAGAAGTTTGAAAGTCCTGAGAAATTAGTTAGATTAAATAACGAATGGGTTACATTATATCCTGCTGAATGGAAAGAGAAACTAGACTGTACTGCACAGGTAGGTTTAGGTTTTGGTAATAAGGATATGAACCTAATGCATTTAGGACAACTAGCTCAAACAATGCAAATGATTGCACAACACCCTGCAGCAGGTATGATGATTAAACCTAAGAATGTTTATAATCTAGTAGCTGAGCAGATAAAGTCTATGGGTATGAAGAATGTTAATGACTTCATTACAGACCCAGGAGACCAGCCTATACCTCAACAACAAGGACCTAGTCCTGAAGAGCAGGCTAAGCAAATGGAAGCACAGCTTAAAGCGGAAGAGTTAAAGATTAAGATGCAGAAGATACAAACTGAAAGCCAACTTAAACAACAAGAGATGGAGCTTGATGCACAACTACAGCAACAAGAACTAGCTCTTAAAGCACAAGAGGCTGAGGTTAATATGCAGATTAAGGCACAAGAACTAGAGATTAAGAAAGCAGACTTAGCTCTTAAACAACAAGAATTAATACTAGAGAGGGAACAAGGAAGACCAGTTGCTATTGGTCCAACATAAGGAGAGGTAATGGGGAAAGGGAAGGAGATTAAGAGAGGTCAGGATGCTGAGCGTCTGATAAATGACCCTCTATATAAAGAAGCATTTGATACGACAAAGAACTTATTAATACAGTTAATGTTACAAACTGATATTAGTGAAGAGACTGAGAGAGACAGAATTTATATGACCATTAAGTCTTTAGAGTTAGTGGAACAACATATAAGGTCTGTTCTTGAAACAGGGCAACTTGCCGAGAAGGGGCAAGAATATTTTAACTAAAGGAAGGAGAAGACATGGATTCTGCAGAGAATAACCAAGAAGTAAACACAATTCCAGAAAGAGCTGGACAAGATTCTGCTGAAAATGCAGCAAATAAAATCCTTAATATGTGGGAATCAGAAGACCAACCTACAGACGAGGAAACCGAAACTACTGTTGACGAGGAAGTAGTTGAGGAAGAAGAGTCAGTTGAAGACGAAACCGAAGAGGTCTCTGAAGAAGAGCAAGCCGAAGAGGAAGTAGTAGAAGATGAAGAAACTGAAGAAGTTGACGAAGAGGAAACAGAAGAGGAAGTACCAGATACATACAGAGTTAAAGTAGATGGTGAAGAATATGATGTTAACCTTGAAGAACTGAAGAGTGGATACCAAAGACAAGCTGACTATACTCGTAAGTCCCAAGCATTAGCTGAGGCACGAAAAGAAAACCAAGTAATTGGAACTGAACGTGCAAGGTTATATGAAGAAAGACAGATGTACGTAAATGGGCTAGAGATGTTGCAAAGTCAACAACAAGCCAAGTTTGAAGATTATGATAATATTGATTGGGAAACTCTTAAAGAAGAAGACCCATATAAATATATGCTAAAGAAAGATGAGTTCCGAGATGCTCAAGAAAAAGCACAGAACCTACACCAACAACAGGTTATTGTTCAACAAGAGCAGAATCAGGCAATGCAAGTACAAAGAGCTAATTATGTCAAACAAGAATATAATAGGCTAATACAGGCACTACCTGAATGGGGAGATAAAAAATCTTCTGTTAAGTCTGATGTACGTAAGTACGCACAAGATGTTGGTTTCCTTCCACAGGAAATAGAACAACTAGCAGACCACAGAAGTGTTCTTATACTTAAGAAAGCTATGGAGTTTGATAAGATTACAGACAAGGTAGCACCTAAGAAAAAGAAAATTAAGAAGGTCCCTAAGGTACAGAAGTCTGGAAGAGGCAAAGTTAAATCTGAGGCAGCTAATGATAAAGCCAAGAAAAAGCGTACAAGGTTAAGGAAGTCTGGTCATCAAGATGATGCAGCTTCCATATTTTATGATATGCTATAGTATAGGTTTACTGTAGCTAAAATATAAGGAAAAATAAAAATGGCTACAAATTTTAGTACATATGATGCAAATGCAATCCGTGAGGATTTATCTGATGTCATATATGATATAAGCCCAACGGATACTCCCTTTCTATCTAGTATAACGAAGAAGGGAAGTGTCTCTAATACTTACTTTGAGTGGCAGACCGATGCACTAACGGCAGCCTCTGGCTCCAATGCTGTGGTTGAAGGTGCAGCAGTTGGAACAGCAGCTACTACTGCAACTACTCGTCTTGGAAACTATACACAAATTTCTAAGAAGGTTGTTGAAGTAACTGGTACTCAGGACAAAGTTAACAATGCAGGTAAGAAGTCAGAAATGGCACACCAATTAGCTAAAGCTTCTAAAGAGCTTAAGCGTGACATGGAAACTTCTCTACTAGCTGACAATGCTGCAGTTGCTGGTAATGCATCTACTGCTCGTGAAACTAAAGGAGCTGCTGCTTTCATCACTACTAACGTGACTGATGCTGGTTCTTCTGGTTCTCATGCTGCTGTAGTTGAGGCTGATATAACAGCAGTTGCTGAGAGCACATGGAATGCTGGTGGTGAACCATCAACTATTCTACTTGGTGCTACCAACAAGAAGTTAATCACTGCAATGTCAGGTCGTGCTTCTAGCACACAATCAGTTGTAGATGACAACAAGTCAATTTACAATGCTGTAGACGTATATGTTTCTGACTTCGGTACATTCAACATTCAGTTGGATAGATATGCCGACCAGGATATTATATACTTCCTACAAAATGACATGTGGTCTGTTGACTACTTACGTGACTTCCAAACTGTGGATATTGCGAAAGAAGGCGATAGCGACAAAAAGATGCTTCTAGTTGAGTATGGTCTACGTTGTGGCAATGAAGCTGCTAACGGTAAGATACAATACACTACTGGTTAATCTACCTAGCACCCTGGGCAACTGGGGTGCTATAATTTATGGCACTAAAAAACACACTAATTGAAAACACAGATGGAAGTTTAACTTCTGTCAGTACACAAGACGATAAAGAATTAAGACAACTCGCACAAGAGAATGCTTTATTAAGGTTTGATAGTCAAAGAGGTGGTCGCAAACAATATGATGGTGACAGCCAGTTCTCACACAGGGTAGCAAGAATACCACTAGTGTTAGTAGAACAAATGATGAGGGAAGGTATCTGGGGGAACCAAGAGAGAATGAAGGAATGGTTAAATAAACCAGAGAACTCAGCATTCAGAACAACTAAAGGAAAACTATAATGGCATTAAATACTTACTCAGGTTTAAAAGATGCAATAGCTGATTGGTTAGACAGGTCTGACTTAACTAGTAGAATACCAGACTTCATTACATTAGCTGAAGCTAGAATTAATAGAGAGCTTCGCATCAGACCAATGGAAGTAAGAAGTACAATGAGTACCACTTCAGGTCAGAGATACTTTAATCTCCCTGGTGGTTATGTACAAATGCGTAACATACAAATAAACAATAATCCTATAAGACCATTAGAGTATATAACACCTGAGATGTTAGATAGACTATATGGTAGTAGCTCAACAGGTTGCCCTAGAGCATATACATTAATAGGTGACGAAATACAACTAGCACCAATACCAGATGCAGTATATGAAGTAGAGATGGCTTTCTATGAGAAGTTCACGGCATTAGGTGATGGTACTTCAGGTACAGTAACAAGTAACTGGCTAACTACAAATGCACCAGACCTACTATTATATGGAGCATTACTAGAGGCAGAACCTTTCATTAAGAATGATGAACGTATACAGTTATGGTTGTCTGCTTACAGTGGTGCTGTAAGTAAATTACAATTAGCTGATGATAAGGATAGACATTCAGGCTCACAGATGAGAGTAAGAAATATATACTCTGGAGTTGAAGGCTAGTGGCTCAAAGTACGTGGGCTGCAGATACTAATACATGGGCTACCAACCCATATACTTGGGCAGTAAGTACATACTCAGCAACAGCAAACCTTAACGCTGATAGTTCTTTAAGTTCTTCACAAACTGCTGCATTCCCTGTAACAGCTAACATGACCCAGATTATATTCTCTGAATTAAATGAAGAGGATGCAATCAAACTAGTATCAGTTATAATGGGAACATCAGTAGGAACTACAGCAGCAGCTAGTGTACAATATCCAGTATCACTAACATTAGCAAATAATCAAACAATAAAGAATAACGTAAATTTTGAAGAGAGTGCTACAATGAGCATAACAAGTAATACTACTTCAGATAACAACTTCCTGTGGAATGACGAAGCAGAAGACACCTCAACTATCTGGACCAAGGTAGCTGACCCTGACGAATAACTAACGGAGATAATATGAAAGACGTAGGAATAAAATTAACCAATATATGGAAAGTTACTTGCTTAGATAAGCATGGTAATTTAAAATGGCAGGAAGACAATAAGAATTTAATTACAACAGTCGGACTGAACCACATACTAGACACACAGTTTCATGCCAGTACACAAGTAACAGCTTGGTACATTGGACTGAAGGGTGCGGGTACACCAGTAGCTGGTGATACAATGGCATCACACTCTAGTTGGTCAGAAATTACTGACTACTCAGGTAATAGAAAGGAATGGACAGAAGGTGCAGCTAGTTCAGGTAGTATGACTAACTCTAGTTCAGTAGACTTTTCAGTGACAGGCACAGCTACAATAGCAGGTGCATTTTTAAACACAGCAGCAACAGGAACAGCAGGTACATTATATGGTGTAGTAGACTTCAGTTCTAGTCGTTCAGTTATTAGTGGAGACACATTACAAGTAACAGTAACTGTAACAGCAGCTTCAGCATAAAGGAGTAAATAATGGGTACTGAAACTTTTAATTATATAGACAGCCTTAATACTGCAAATCCTACGTCAACTGATAATGTTAGTGAGGGTGATGACCATATAAGAGGTATCAAAACTACCCTGAAGAATACCTTTCCTAATTTAGATGGTGCAGTAAATGCTACAGATACTGAGTTAAATTATGTGGATGGTGTAACCTCTGCTATACAAACACAACTAGATAATAAGGTATCAAACGCTACACATACTGGAGATGTAACGGGTAGTACAGCTCTTACTATTGCGTCTGGTGCTGTTGATATTGCAATGATGAGTGCTACAGGTACAGCATCAAGTTCTACTTACCTTAGAGGTGATAATGCTTGGTCTACAGTAGATGCACTACCTTCTCAGACAGGACATGCTGGTAAGTATTTAACAACTGATGCTTCAGATGCAAGCTGGGCAACCTTAGATACAGATGCTAATACAACAACAAAAGGATTATACGAACACGCACATACAATAAGTGCAGACTACACAATAACCTCTGGTAACAATGCTCTAACAGCAGGTCCTATTACAATCGACAGTGGGTACAGCGTTACCATACCTACTGGTTCAACTTGGGTGGTGGCATAATATGAGTAAAGTTAAGATACAAGGACACGCTTCGGGAACTGGAGTTCTAACAGTAACTGCTCCTAATACGAGTACGGATAGAACGATTACATTACCAGACGGTACTGGCACT